GTTATGCGTTTTACCTACAAACTCTTTAACTCCAAGTTGTTTAACCGCCTGAACTAAGATTTTAGGTGCTGTTTCTTTTTTTAACCAGTCGTAACTCATTCTTCGTTTATTTCGTCTTTTGGTATTACAGCGACAACCGACGTATCTTGAATCTCTTTAGTTACTGAAGAAGTTTTACCTTTTCCATAACAATCGTAAAGTCTATGTTTAAGGTCTTGAACATCGCTATGTGTGTACCATAACCATAACGCAAGAACTCCCGTTGCGCCTTGCTTTTTAATTATTTCTAAAAATTTGGTTATATCAATCATTGTATTTAATTTTCAAAAGGTGGTGGGGTTGGCTTCGGTTCGTATGGAATTAAGTCAAGGTCTTTAACCCACATGAAATCAGGATTAACACATTGCTCCATTTCTTCTACTGAGATTACCCAATTATCAAAATTATCTTGCAGTGGGTTGAAGTAGCTGTCAGGTGCGTACCATTGTCCTAATAATTCGTCTTTTTGTACCTCTGTAAGTAACCCTACATAAGTTGTTCTTTGTTCTGCCGTTAGTTCATTTAGTTTCATACGTTTCTACTTAATGCTGTTTGAAATGCAACAACTGCTGTATTTAAGTCAGTCATATTTTGAGCTGTTAAACCGTCTCCTATACTTGCAAAAGCTATTTGTTTATTGTCATAAAAAGACGGAATACCACCTATTTTAAAAGTAGTATTTGAAGGTGTTTGAGATGCTTGTGTATGAGTTGTTACAGAACCTCTAATCATTAAACTCGTAGAAGCACTTAAAGTTCTATTTCCTATAAAAAATCCTTTTGCATCTGTGTTTGCAGTATTTGGTTGGTCTGCTGAATGAACCGAATAATAAGTGCTATTAAGAATGCTTAACGTTAATTTACACCCGCCATTTTGACCATAAGAATTACTTCCTATTATCGGGGCGAAAACAGAAGTATTTGTTCTTGAATATACTGAATAATGTGCATCATTTTGAGATAAATTACTTAAATCATTTAAGAAAGTATCTGCATATCCATTTGTACCATTAGGTAAAGCGCCCGTACTTGAATGTGTCCAACCACCTAAAAAAGAAAGTCTAAACGCAGCGTCCGTATCTAAAGGGTTTTTTAAGTTAAATTTGTGAGCTGAAGCTGTTCCACCAACAAAAGGATACAAAGCCTTCATCTTAGTCCATATAGAATAACCTTTCAAGTCAACTACCAAAGTATTGATTGCCGCTTGTTGAGTAGGGTCTGTTATTGCAGCCGCTGTAATGAATGCTTGAGCGTCTGGGTCTGTTGTAACACCTACAATATCAGTTAAACCCGCCCAACTATCTGCGTGAATGTCACCCCAACCAATAGCGTTGTTTGCACCTTGCCCCCAACCTATTGCGTTGTTAGCTGCTCCGTCACCCCAACCGTTACTATTTGCCATACTTATTTAACTTATTGATTCGTGTTTTGTTCAATTTAAGTCAATAACAACCTCATATCCTTGTCCCTCATAAGCGATTTTAGCGTACTTATGAGCTGTCTCCAATGATTGTACTTCACCTGGCTCAAGATTGGCTTGATAACTTCCAATTGGAACATCAGTATAAAGCATTTTACCTTCTGCAAATGTTTCTGAATTTGCAAATGTTGCTACTTCACCTTGAATAGTGTTACCTGAATAGTCTCCTAAAAATCTAATCCTACCATAAACTTCTGGAATTTCAATATTAGTTCCTGAGATTGTAATCTTTTTTTCTTCTGTTGCTTTAATTAAAATTGCCATAATATATTTTTTTATGCTAAAATACCTAAATTCCTTAATGCTTTTACTACTTGTTTTAACGTGTAACCATCAAATGTATCTGTATCCGTCAAAGTTGTTCCACCACCTCCGGTTAATGTAGCTGCCGCAACTCCAGTTGTTTCTTGGTATATTTTTATAATATTTCCATTTTCTGTTTGTATATGTGGTGCCGCATTACCTGCTGTTATATCAGCTGAATAAAGTTGGTATGAATCAGTTACATTTGCTGTTGGTGCAGTTCCATTTGTATGAGCAATTACACTAAAGCCATTAAAAGAAAATGAATTTGCTGTATTTCCAGTGTTTCTTACTCTAAAAATAATATCAGTTTCTAATGCCCCTTGTGCTCTAATATCAAGCCTTGCGGAAGGTGAAGTTCCTTGACCTAAAGATAAAAGACCTAAAGTATTATTAAAAACTAAATTTGCTGAATTTAATAACAATCCAGAATTTTGAAACAATATACCACCATTTGTACCACCAGTGATGGTTGTTGCATTCCATGTAAGATTTGTTGCATTAGTTGTCCAGCTTAATGTACCCGTTCCATTTGTTGACAAAACCTGCCCACTCGTTCCATCTGCTGTTGGTAAAGTGTAGGTAGTGTTTGCACTTAAACTATTAGCAGCTTTTAAACCTACATAATTTGTTCCGTTTGAAAACCCCTCGTAAAATAAAACTTCTTTTGCCGTTGATCCTGCCGAATCTCTTAAAACTAAATTGCTTTCTATTTTTGTAGTTCCAGTTCCGTTTGGATTTATAATAACATCTTGGTCTGAATCACTTGTAATAGTATGTCCATTAACATCTAAGTTTCCACCTAATTGAGGTGAAGTATCTAATTTTAATTCGTTAATTTCAGCTCCAGTTACATACTTAGTGTCGTAAGTTGAGCCGTTATAATCTGCTATTGGAATTCTATCTGTGCTTTCAACCTTTGCCGCTTTCGCTGTTAGTTGACTTATCTTTACATTTGCCATTTATTTTGTTTAAATAAATTTGTAATTTTTTAATATTTTCAGCCTTAGGCTTGTATTTCTTTAAATGAACCATCCAAAATAGTTGTTTTGTGTGTCCGGGTACATATCCCCATTTGAATTTAAGTTGTATTCAGGAAATAAGTCTTGGTTAAAACTCATGTAATCAATAAATCTTTCCGTGTAGTGTTGAGCTATTGAACGCTCTTTTTCTATTAAGAAATCAATTTCGTCTTTTTCTACATTCGTAGCATTTTCTGAATTGTGTTTAAATACGCCTTTATTAGCGATTGTATAAGCCGCAAAGGGTAAGTATTCAACCATCGCCCAATGAATAAGCATCGGTTTAATATACGTAACTAAAAGGTTTTTATAGTTTGTAGGTATGTCGTAAATTGAACTTATTGTAACCGCTCCATTTGTGCCGCCCGTTACCGTTGCCGTACTTCCTACCGTGTAACCAGTTCCAGCCGTGTTAATTGTAGCTACCGTAATTAAACCACCAGCCGCCGTAATATTTAGCTTTAAACCCGTTCCCGCTGTGCTTGTTGTATTTATAGCCGTTCCCGTAGTGTAACCCGTTCCTTGGTTGCTAATTGTAATAGCTGTTGGTATTCCTGAATAAGCTAAAATAATTTCGGACTTTAGTTTATCAAGTAACTTAGTGCCTAAGTATGTTTGAATGTGAATATCCTGAGCGACTTTAATCCATTGAATAAAGTTATCCGTGTCTACGTTGCCATTCATAGCAGTAAACTTTACAACATCGTCTCTCGTAATCAATAACGCTTCTGCCATCTTTTAATCTTTTGGTAAAAACCCTCTGTTTGGCATATCAATAGGTCTTTGACTTACCAAATTTGGATTCTTAATTACATAACCTAATTTTTCAGCTTTTCTTGAAGCTACTTGTCTTGCTCTTGGAGAATAAACATCAATACCTACGCCTTCAAAACTTGCATATACTCTTTTGTTCCATCTATGGTGGCAATTACCACCGCCTTTATATAACCAAATTGAATAAGTATCTGCACCACGTGGACCCCAGCCTGCATTTACAACGTTGTTACCCATTCTTAAAATATCTTCTTTACGATATATCTTATTAGCCTTAATCATTTGACTGCAAAAAGGTCTCGTCTTTTCGGTAGTTTCACCTGCGTAAACATAACGAGTAATGAATTTAATACCTTCGATATTTTCATCTTGCTCACTTTTTGAGTTAGGAAAAGCCGAACCAGTGCTAACAAGGTTAACAACCTTAGATAATAAACTTTGTTTTACCTCTCCGTTTAGAATCTCGTTTTCTTTTTCGTCTGTATCGTAGTCAACCTCAAACTCATCAATTAATAACCATTCAGAGCTTTCGTCTTCGCCTAATTCTATTAAAGGGTTAACCGCACTTAGTTCCGTTCCTGTTTCTTCAGCTACTTGCTCCTCTGTTTGTGCGTTCTCTAAGTCCATAAACTCCAAAGGCTGCAAAGTCTTAAAGAATAACTTTAATGTAATTCCATTATAAGCTAATATTCTATCAAACGCCTCAAGTAATTCGTCTTGCATAGGTTTAATAACCATGTTGTCAAACAAAATACTTGAGTTCTTAAGTTCATCAGCATTCGAACTAAAACCCGTTGACGTTGCAATACCAAATAAAAGCGGACTTGTTACGTTATGACCTAACATAATTTTACGTAAACACTCCTCACTTAAATACGAATAGTGTTCAGGTGCGTCATTTAACGGAATGTCATCTACGGTTGTTTTACTTGTTTCACTTGCATTAAATGCTACAATAGTTCGTAGTCCTTTAGAACCCGTTAATTGTGCGTTTACCTTGTTTGTAATGATACTTTGTTGCTCTTCAGTAGGAATACCATTGTTGAAGTTTATAACCTTTGTACCGCTGAATCCATGTTGAACTTCATTTATTAAATAGTCTGCAATTTCTTCCTCTAATTTCGCATAAGGAATAGCACCTTGATAATCAGGATAGGCGTAATACTTCATCCCTACCGTGTAAGGTTTCACAAAAAGTATTTCTATTTGCTCGTTTGAAAATCCGTAAGCAGGTATTCTTTTAGGTGCGTACTTTTTAACATCTTGCCAATTATCCGAATAATAATATCCCTCTACTTCTCCGTCTTTATTACACTTTTCAGCACGTAATAAATTAACAGGCATATGGTAAGCCTTTAAAATTCTTTTACGGTCTTTAGAGTAATGCACTTGAATAGCACATTGCCCTAACATCTTTCTATCTATTACTAATTTACGTACACAATCAGCATGAAACAAAGACATCATTTGAGCGTACTCATTTGGCTTTTTGCTTGCATCTAACGCACTTAAACCACGTCCGTAAACCAATCTACTTATATTGTTTATTATTGCGTTATTCGTCGTAGAATACGTGTATCTGTCAATTAAGTATTGAAAGTAATTATTGTCTTCTCCAAACTCAACCCAATTATCTCTTTTGGATTCTTGAATTACTGGCGTTTGGTATGAACTTAAATTAATAATATGTATGTTATCACTCATAAACTATAAAAGTATTTGCAGTTGTATTTGAAGTATATTGCCCGTTATTAACCGAGAATGTAACTATCGGTTGGTCAGTGCAGAATATCCTATCACGATAAACGATGTTCGTTCCGTCTTTTAGTACCAAATTGTAAAAATGATTTTCAACTAAGGCAACCTCAACTTCCATTGTAGAATAATAATCACCTGCCGTAAATTCCCACTCTTCAACAACCGTTGTTTCGTTAGTTTGGTCATCCGTTATTTCAACAGTATCGAAGTCTGCATTTCGCGGGATTAAAGCAAATGTTTGTGGATTTGTTGAAGTAGTTAAAACTATCATACTTTATTAACTTAAAACAGCTTAAATTGTTTCTTAAATAAAAAACCCCACCTAAAAAGGCAGGGTCTTAAACCTATTATTAACAGACAATCTTAAGAAGTTACAACGATAGCGTCATCAGCACCATCAGTAAAGATAGCTTTTAATCCAGCCTCATCAGCGCAATCAATGAAGTATGCTGGGCTTTTTTCCATTCCCGTGAAAGTCAAGTTATAACCATTGAAGTCACCCATTGCAGTTCCTGAAGATACAGTCCCAGCAGTTACGTCGCAACCTTGGTCATAACCAGCTAAAAAGAATTGATGGTCTCTTGTTTCAACAACGATTCTCGGACGTCCGTACGCTAACAATTTTACATTTTTATGCGTTACAGCATCTTGTTTCTTTAATTGGATAGTCAATACTTGCTCAAAGAAAGTTGTTCCGTTGTCTCTTGAAGTTTGGATAGTTTGCTCAAAACCATTTGCACCTTTTAATTCGTATTTGTAAAGGTCGATTCGTGTTGCAGTATACCAAGTAGTAATTTGGTCATCACCATCAAAAACAACGCTTGAAGATAATGTATTCAAATCACCATAGTTAATAAAGTAAATATTTAGAAGTCCTGAAATTGCATCCTTGCACGCTTCTAATCTTCCGTTTGCTATATCGCAGCTCATTTTATTATTTTTTTAATGTTAAACAAAAAAGGGTGGCGTATATTTCACCACCCTCGCTTATAGTTTAGTTTGATTAGTTAGCTGAATTTACAATTCCGTAAGTAACCAAATCAGAAGCAAAACCGTATTTAGCGTCAGCAGTAAATCGCATAACTACACGTACATTTTGCGAACCGTC